TCAGTAGAAGTACCGATTTATGCTACAGTATCTGCAGGTGCAGTTTCAGAGGCATCAGACCTTTCTAACACAGCAGTAAACCCAAGTTCTGTTACAATAACAGCATCAGAAGTTGGTATTATGACCACTCTAACTGACCTAGCAAGAAATTCAGCATCAAGAAATGTTGCAGCAGATATAGGCAGATTATTTGGAGAAGCCATTGCTAGAAAAGTAGATGCTGATTTATCTGCATTGTTTACTGGATTTTCAACAGAAAGAGGACCGGGAGCAGGCTCAGAATTAACAGTACAAGATTTATTTGAAGCAAGTGCTGATTTAAGAACTGCAAATGCACCAGCACCTTACTATGGTGTATTTCACCCAAAACAAATTTTCAATGTTAAAAAGTCATTAACAAATACATTTGTCGGCAGAGATACTGAGCTTTCAAATGAAGCAATGAGAAGTGGCTTTGTTGGAAACATTGCAGGCATTCAAATATTTGAAAGTTCAAATATAACTGTAGATGGTTCAGATGATTCAATAGGTGGTGTGTTCTCACAAGATGCATTGGCATTGGCAATGATGCAAGACCTAAAACTTGAAACTCAAAGAGATGCAAGTTTAAGAGCAGATGAAATAGTTGCAACTGCAGTTTATGGTGTTAGTGAAATACATGATAGTTATGGTGTTAAATTAACAGCAGACTCTTTAGCTAACTAATAACATATGGGGTGGGAAACCACCCCTTTTTTTGAAGGTTTTTAATTATGGAAATGGTTAAGCTTGTTAAAGGCGATAGAGTAATTGAAAGAAGAAAAATAGATTACGAAAACAATTTGAATATTTGGGGTATAAGAGGTTGGAAGCTTGATGATGGAAAACCAAAGGTACAACCAAAAGTTGAAGTTAAAACAGAACCAAAGCCAGAACCCAAGGTTGAAAGTGAGTGGCAAAAAGAAGAACCTGTAAAATCTAAGAAAACAACCAAGAAGACTGAATAATGGCTACAAACGAATTTAATGTAACTAATACTAGCCTTACAAAAATTCAACCTGATATTCTAGGTTTTGGAATATCTGATTTTGCAGACCAATTACAATTTGCTGAAAATGATGTTCTAAGACGAGTTAGAGAAGAATGGTGGGAAAGATATAGGCATCAAGTAAGATATAAAGATATTACCAAGATAACATCTGTTGAAATGGATAGCTCTAAACTAACTGATTCACAATGGACACAATCAGTTGTTTATTTATGTTTATGGAAATATGTTTACCCTATTTTAACAAAGTGGAGAGACCCAGATACTGGCGAAGGTAAAGATGCTTTTCAAGTGCAAATAGATTTTTACAGAGATAGATACGACGAGGAATTTCAAGCTATTCTTAGAGATGGTGTTGAGTACGACGAAGATGGTGGTGGTACTGTCTCAGATAGTGAAAAAGAAGCATTACATAGTCTTAGATTAGTTAGGTAATGGAAGTTACAGCCAAAATTAACACTATTGAGGTTGAAAGACTTTTAAAAAATTTATCTCGTAAAAAAAAATCAGCCATTAATAAAAGCCTCAAAAGAGTTTCAAATATGGCTATACAAATGATTACAACGAGAACACAGAGTGGAAAACTGCCAGATGGTGGTTTCATGAGGCCTTATGCAAAAAGCACTGTAAAAGGTCGTAGTAAAAGAGGTAGGCAAACAGGTTTTGTTGATTTAACAGATACTGGTAAAATGTTTAGAAGTTTAGATTTTAAAACAAGAGCATTTAAAAGTACGTTATTTTTTGCTAATAAAGAAAGAGAAAAGATAGCAAGTTATCACGATACATTTGGTGTTGGTAAAAGAAAAATTAAAAGACCATTTTTTGCAATAGGTAATAAAGAAGAAGAAAAAATAAGAGCTGAATTTACAAAATTTTATTTTAAAGAAATGGGTTTATGAGTAAAAGAGAAAACATAGCTAGTGATATAATTACAAAACTTGATGCTGTTACAAGCCCTATTGAGTTCAAAAAAATTACTAGAGAACCTTTTGAGGTTGAGGAATTATCTGATGCTCAATTCCCTGCAATGTTTGTACAAACTGGTGATGAAACAAGAGAAGTTGCAAGTATTGGTGTTACTGGTTCTGGTACATATACTGGAACAATAGACTTTTTAATAGTTGCATTTGCAAAAGGAACAGATACAAATATAGATACAAAGAGAAATCAACTTATAGAAGTAATTGAAGAAACTTTGGATACTGACATAACTAGAAATGGTAATGCTTTAGATACACAAATTATTGAAGCATCAACAGATGAAGGTACAATTTACCCTTATGGTGGTGTAAGAGTTACCGTTAGGGTTTTATATGAATTTACCAGAGGGAGTGCATAATGGCTAAAAATGTTACTTTGAAAAAAGGCGAAACCATAGTAAAATGTACACAAGACTATGTAGAACATTTTGAAAAAAATGGTTTTAAATTACATGAAGAAAAGGCAGTAACAAAAAGAAATACAAAACCCAAAGAAGAAAAGGAGGTCTAAATGGCTACACATCATGGGAAAGAGGGAGTTGTACATGTTGGTGGTACTAACATAGGAAATGCTACTGGATTTACAGTTGATACCACACATGACGTTGTTGAAGATACAGCATTAGGTAGTTCAATGAAATCATTCTTGGTAGGCAGAGGAACATTTACTGCCACTATAGACATGAATTTTGATGAAACCGACAGTGGTCAAACAACATTGGTGCAGGGAACAAGTGCTAGTTTTGAGTTTATGCCAGAGGGAAATGATTCTGGCGATAGAAAATTTTCAGGAACAGGCATTGTAACAGGTATGTCTGTGGGTGTTACATTAGATGGTGTAACAACAAGGACTGTTTCATTACAAGGAACTGGTGGTCTTACAATAGGCACAGTTTAACCTATGTCTGAAAATATTGATTACTTTGATGGCATTAGAAGCCATTTTGATACACTCGACACTCAAATTATTGAGGTACCCGAATGGGGATTAATTGGCGATAAAGCTATTTATTGCAAACCTTTTAATATGCTTGAAAAACAAAAGATATTTAAGGGTGCAACAGGTACAGATTTAATAGTTTTAATAGATGTAATTATAGAGAAAGCTTTAGACAAAGATGGCAAAAAAATGTTCAATGCCACCCATGTTTTAGCATTTAAAACAAAAGCCGATACAAATATAATTGCAGATGTTGCCACTAAGATTATGGGAACTGAAAATACAGATATTGAAGATAATAAAAAAAACTAAAAAGCAATCATGAATTACACAACGTTTTTGGTTTAGCTGAAAAACTTCACAAGACAGTTCACGAAATCTTGCAAATGTCAGTTTATGAGTTTAATATGTGGTTAGCATATTTTTCTTTGCAAAGTGATGAAAGAGACAGACAAGAACGGATAGCAAGGGCAAAAAGTGGCATCTAAAAGTGTAAATATTGATATACTTGCAAGGGATAAAACCCGACAAGCACTAAATAAAGTGCAAAATAATCTGAACCAAGTAAAAAAATCAGCATTTAATTTAAAAAATGCATTAGTTGCTGTGGGAACTGGTTTGGCGATTAAGTCAATATTAGATACAACAGCCGAGTTTGAAGATTTAAAAGATTCCCTTGATTCAGTTACTGGTTCTGCCAAAGCAGGGGCACAAGCCTTTGATTTTATTTCAGATTTTGCAACAAGGTCGCAATTCAGTGTTCAAGAACTTGCTCGTTCTTTTATTTCATTGAAAGCAAGTGGCATAGAACCAACAGAAAAATTATTTAGAACATTTACAGATACAGCATCAGTAACCACAGACCAACTTGGTAGTTTAGAAGCATTAACAAGGATATTTTCAAGAGGTGTACAAGGTGGTTTAGGTTTAGAAGAACTTAACATGATTGCTGATAGAGGTGTGCCAGTTTTTAAAATTCTTGAAAAAGAAATAGGTAAAACAAGACTTGAATTAAGTGAATTTGGTAAAACCACAGAAGGTGCATCTATAATATTAAATGCCTTACAAAAAGGTTTATCTGAAACATTTACAGGAGCAACAGAAAAAAAATTAGATAATTTATCCGTAGCTTTTTCAAATTTAG